CAATCATTTCTACGCGCAACGGCGATATGCTCAAACTTGACGTTATCCCGCTGAAAGAAGGCGGCTGGGACGGCTGGGCATACTTGAATGACCCGCAGCCGAAAGAAGGACTGACAGTGCCACAGCGTCAGCCGGTGGATTTTGACGATGACATCCCGGATTTCAACTAATGAACGCCGCTAACTTCGACAAGTCGGACCGGCTCCAGCGTGTGTACAAACTGCTCAAACGTGGCGGCGAGTACACCACACTGGAAATTATCCAACGCGCTGGCGTGTGCGCAGTCAACAGCATCGTCAGCGAACTACGGCAAGCAGGGTATCAAATAACCTGCCAGCGCCGTGCGGATAAGTGGTTTTACCGCCTGGTTAAGTAGTTTTGGTGGCGGCTATGATGCGGTTGTAAAGCGCCTGACGCGCCTCGAGCCCAATGTAGCCGCCATTAATTTTTTTCGTCATGCCCTTCACATCTTCGGCATCAGCGAACGGCGATAAGTTATTTGTTTTCCAAAACCAGCCAGCCGAACGCGCCGCGTTGATCGGTTCAAGTAACAGATCAGGATTGTTGATTAAATCCAACCCCAGCGCATCGCCACAACGTTTGTAGTTATCTTTGCCTGTCAGCTGTTTGGCACCCCTGCCCCGGAATTTCCAGCCCTCGCCTGACTGCGCAGGACCGTTGCCCATCCTGCCGCCATACACCAGATTCGCAATCTGTTCTGGCTTATTGGCAATCGATAGGGCCAGCTTGGTCGGTATCAGCGCACCCTTGTCGCCGCGTTTTGGCTTTTTGTCTGGGCCCAGCTCGGCAAACCTTGACGGCCAGCAGGCAGCTAAAGTCGCCGCCCTGTAGTTAAGGTTTTCGGTCAGCATGGTATAGCCGCCCGATTCGTGCGAAGTCTGCGCCAGAAATGCCGCGACCCGCTGTAATGTGTTGATCTCAAACTCAACGCACGTTTCAATAATCGGTTGCAGCCATTTTTCAGGGTCTTTGATTCTGGCAGCAACCAGCAAGGGGCTGGATGGTGTCATTTAATGTCTTTCATTTTTTTGTCGGTATCTTCTTGGCTTTTGTTTGATGAACCGTACCAGAAGCGAATCAAGCTGTTGATAGCCGTGCCGATCAAAAATCCCAAAATAATATTGATAAAGTCGCGGTTCTTGTTTTCCACCGGCATGAAGGAAACCATAAAAAAATACAAGAACGAAACAATAGTGATGAACCAGCCATAAAGATACACATGGCGGCGAACTAGCGGATCAGGTGAATTCATGGCTGCCATTTGCATATCTGTTGCTCGCTGGGCAGATTTCTCGTCCAGTTCAGCCATAAATTCAGCGTGGCGGTTTGCTTCTTCTTGTAGCTTGGCGTTGTATTCCGGCGTGGCTTCGCCCTCCGGCTTCAGTTCCATGCCTAGCTTTTCCTGGACAGCATCAACGCCTTTTTCGATGACTTGATCCGCAACCTTGTGCATTCCGTTATTAATCAAGTTCGAAACAATGCCAGCAACAATCGGCAACATATTATTCCCCTTGCATCATCAGTAACATTTTTGCACGCAGTTCACGCATTTTTTTAATCTCTTGAACGGCTGCGCCCGTGGCGTTGTTCATGTCCATGTACATCATTCCTAACAGCGGCAAAACTAAAACAAACGTCAACGCCATTATTGCGATACATAAAACGACAATGAGCGATACGTCTGACTCATTCTTATTAGAATTATTAGTCCCCACATCCACGCGATTACGAACAGAACTGCCCCAACCCATGCCGCCATCGCTTTTGCCTTGTTTATTGCCTTTTTGCGTTGCCATAGCACGATCTGTGTTTTTCTCAGTTCTTCAGCAAGCGCCTCGCTTTGTTCCTCTACGATCTGTTGCCACATCTTCTCAAAGCGCGTCCACACATCAGATAATTCCGCTGGGGTGTTATAAACCATCAATTCCCGCACCTCTACCAACGCCGCATCTAATTGCGTTCTAATTTGTATGCGCCTCAACGCCCTTCGCGCTACCGATTCACTGCCTCGGTAAACTTTTTTAGCGTTTGCTTCTTCTTCAATGAATGCTTTAGATAGCCTGTCGTATTCATCAACAAACGTACCTAAGTGATCCCAAATACTATTTAGCGCGTCCTGTGGCGGCGTTTCTGCCAATTGCTGCACGCGCTTAACTTCTTCGTTGTATTGCTTGGTTTGATCTCTGCTTGGCTCGACAATCTTGTGATACTGCTCTTTTAAGTCTTTCAACACACCGCTGACATCGCCAGCCGTGGATTTCAAATCCTTGTAAAACTTAACGCCCTTCTTTGCTAAATCAATCGCTGTGGTTGCAGCCTTAAAACAGGCAGCAATTGTGATCGGGTCAATTTTGGATCACTTGTGCATTAAATTAGCCACATAGCCTACAACACTAGAAATTGCAGATACAACGGCCATGCCCATCCAAAACCCGCCGCGCCCTTGATTGGCTAAAGCAACCAAGTGCTCGAGCTGGGTTTCCATCTTATCCATCTTCTTGTCCATTTGGTCAAACCGGCGCTCGTAGTCTTGGACCTTTTGCCAAAGCACGCCGTATTTAACTGGATCGATTCCATCATTCATTTCTGATGCCTGCCCCAGGTTTCAATGCTCGTTGCGTTTCTTTTGCCTGCGCTCGACGCGCTCTGGCTTCCATAATGGCCGATCCGACCTGCGCACCAGGCACCGCAAGATTCAGACTTGTTTCAGCGGCTTTGCCAACAGCAGCTTTGGCACGTTCAGCCATCGCCGCAATAAAAGTTCCTGAATGGTTTAAATAAGAACCTGCTGGCTGCGCCTGAGTATATCGCCCAACCGCGCCGATGGTTTTTAACCGGCTTGCAGAATCACCATCAAAAATTATTGGCAATTTGTCATTTCTGTCTAAATGCATCAATGCTTTGTTGTAACCTGCTTGCGTAAAATTGCCTTTGCTGTCAATTGCTCTTTCGCGTAAATAATTGATCGTGCCAGCGGCCAAATGTTGCCTTGACGTATCATCAAGATGCGTCATCATGGTTTTCATGTTTTTATTTACGCCATCAATAACAAAAGTATTGATAAACTTTTCGGCTGGCACTTTGTCATCAATTGCAGCGCGATACGCTGGGTCTTTTTCAAGCATTTGGAATCGATCTCTTGCAGATTTACGGGCTGCATCCGCTAATGGCTTCAATTGCTTTGCGCCTTCTTGTAGCGGCAAGTTTTCCAATTCCTTAACCATGATGCCAGCAGCGGTGCGCACGTTGCCATCTTGCGCGGTTCTAGCCACTTGCCCCAAGTTGCGACGCAACGACAAAAAATCTTCAAACGTCATATTTTTTTCTTCAGCTAACCGCGTCAATTCCTTAAATTGCGATGGCGGCGCATCGTTGGATAGCAATTGCTTTTTTAGGCTTGCTTGCACATTTTTTAATAGCGCAGGCGCATCAACAGGAAATTGCCCACCAGCAGCGTCGCGCAAGGCTTGATATTTTGCGTCAATTGCTGTTCTTAGATCAGTGTCAAGTTTTTTGTAAGCGTCGATGACCGCTTGACCGTGATCCATTGTTCTAGCGCCATAAACATCTGGCGATGCTATGTCTTTAGTGTCATCAATGGCTTGAATTAACTTTTGATTTTGATCGCCTAGACGGTATGCAATATCGGTATCTCTACCTCGCCGATTAAATTCATTTGATAGCTTTACTGGGTCGGCAGTTGCTTGGCCTTCAGTCAAGGAAATGCCAAGCGAATCGGCTTCAATCTGTCGTTGAAGTGCCGCAAAGTTAAGTTTGTTTGCTGGCGTTGCAGAAATCTCCGCTTTTAACTCTGGGCTGGCAACTTCCAATGCTTGCCGAATAATGGTCGGATCGGCAGACGCAGCAGCGCCTACACTTACGCGACCAGCAGCGGGTGCGGCCGCCGGTGCAGCAGCAGGGGCGGCAGCCGGTGCGCCTTCAGCAGCGGCAGCAAAAGTAGGCTCAACCCGTGGCCGTGGCTCTGGCTTCGGTGTCATACCAGGCGCTTTAGCACCGCGCTGCAAAATGGGATAGCCCATTAACCCTTCGAGTTTTGCAGCCTCGAAAGCACCCCCGATCTCACCGAGTATTTCTTTGGACTGACCCGACTGCGGCTCGAAGAATGTTCGCTTACCACCAGTAGCTTGTTGAACTGCCATGCCAATAGGCGCAGTTAAAACAGCAGTTGGCACCTCAATAAGTGGCGCAAGGTACTTTTCAACAAACCCACGCTCGGCTTGTTCTTTTCTTGTCTGCGCTTGGACTTGTTGCCTGCGCTGTTCTTCAGCTTGCATGGCTTCAGGCGTAGGCACAGACAAATCACCACGCAAGATTTGATCTGCTTTTGTGGCAACGGCAGGTCTTTTGCGTTCCGCAGGCGCAGCAGCCGGTTCAACAGCAGGCGCAGGTTGCGTTACTGGCTGAACTCCATAGCTTGCGAGTTCTCTTTTAGCTTCGGCAAGGCTTGCAGAAATGCGCTGGTGTGTAGCTGTGCCTGGCTTTGTATCTGCTAAGTTATCTTCAAGCTGCAAAACTACCTGCTCTAAATCTTTGATGCCTTCTTGTTTTGCGTCCGTCTTTGGTCGTTTTACGGTTCCTTCTTTTGTTGGTGCCGCGCCGCCTTCGCTTTCCAATAAATAGTCAGCAAAAGTTTGCGTCTTGCCTTTAGGCTCCGCTGGCTTTGGCTGTTTAGCTGGCTTTTCCTCGGCGCTTAACAAGTAGTCAGCAAATGTACCCATTACGGTATGACTCCCATTTGTTTAGCCTGCTTTGCCTTAAAAATTAGCTTTGCGCGTTCGTTCGGCGTTAATGCGTCGAGCATTTTTTTATGCTCGGCTGGCTCCACATCAAGAAACAATCGCGGATCAGCAATTGCATCAAACTGAAGTTTGCGGTTGAAATAGGCTTGCGGATCATTTTGCGTTGGTGCCATATACCGCGCTCGTGCCAAGCTCATTTCTTCAATACTAATAAGTTGATTTGCAACGCGGTTAATACCCTCTTTTGTCATCTTATTGTTGGGGTTTGCAAACTTTGCGATCTCTCGCGCAGCATCCGTATTGCCGCCTGCCAACGCTAACAAATTGGTGTTTTTCATCAATTCGTCAGTCGTGGCAGTTTCCATCTCATAAGCAGGAATACCGATCATTTGCGCAAACGATGCAATCATTTGGCGGCGCTCTGCGGTCGGCCCTGTAAACGCATCTGGCGCAAGTTTCTTGATGTTTTGGAATATGGCAATTCTTGACTGCGCGTCAGCGGCTTTTGCCAATACTTGCGGCATATCCTGCGCAATAACGTCGCCGCGCGTTTTAATTAGCGCCGCTTGCTCTGGTGGTACGTTGGTTGTCAATCTTTGCGTTTGGCCTGCCGAACCAAGCAAAATTTTCTGCCCAGTTTGCGGGTCTGTTACTTCGGTGGTCGGCGGTATTTCCATAGGAATACCACCACCGATTATTTGACCTGGCGGCTGCACAGCCAACGCACCGCCTGTTGTAATTGGCAAAGCGCGTGCGCCGGTACTCAACATCGACACTGACGGGAATAGCGTCGATAGCTGGCTTTCTGCGCTAACTGTCTTAACTAATTGATTTGCAAGTAAAGCGCGATATTGATCGCTGGTTCTATTTTTGGGAATTCCCATCATTCCTTCAGCCATGACCTTATCAATCATCGCTTGGTCAGACGTTGCATTTTCAATGCTCGCCCTTAATTTTTTCTCGATGTCCTCGTAAGTAATTTCTGGCTGTTTTAGCAAATCAGACGCTTCTGTACGGACGTTTTTTAGATACGTTTGGTACAGCTTAAATTTTGCTTCTTCAGCACCGGCCTTTGCGGTCGTTGCGGTGCTTTCGGACGCGCTGATTCGTGGCGCAACTGTTTCCTCGGAAACTTTGCGTTCGGCTTGTGCCTTTGCAATTTCTTCTGGCATCAATTGTTGCAAACGACTTAACTCCTCCTTTGCTTTTTGCAATTGCACAGGATTAAGTTGCAACGCTTGCTGATATTCTTGCGCTCCACGCGCAGCATTAATCATTTCGGCCAAGCTCATGCCTTGCACAGGCTTGACTTGAGTGCCAACCGGCGTAATGGATAGATCAGCCATTTTTATGCCTTTAATAATGAATACATAAGGGCTGTGTTACCGATATTACTAAGCCCACCAGCGTAGGCATTGGCAGCGCCAATCTGACCAGCGCCTAGTGCGGTGGCGCCACCGATAGCAGCTTGACCAATATTGCTCGAAACGTTTTGCGCCAATTGCTGAGTTTGACCTTGCGCAGTCTGTCCAATTCCTGCGATGCCTGCCAGCGTGTTATAAATATTCTGCCGCTGCGCAATGACCTGCGGCATCGCCGTGCCTACTGTGTAATCAATCGCAAACTTCTGAGCTGCGCGGTCAACATTCGAACCGCCGCCGCCAACATTAAACATTTGCCGCGCAGCGCCCGTGCCTTGCTCGATGCCAAACTGATAGCCCGGCAGCCCCATGATTTCCTCACGGCTAACTGGCGCTGTTAATCCTGGCAGCAACTCACCAATGCGTGTCAGCGCCCCGTAGCCTGCTTCGCGGTACGGCTTTTGTTGCAAGTTCTGGACGTCGAACATCTCTTTTTGGATGTCAGCGGCATATTTTGCAGCTCCAGCTTGCCTTTCGCCAGCACTGGTGGCTGCGTCAGCCTGCATTTTTGATCCAACAAGACCAGCGCCAGCCCCTAGCAATAAAGCGGTTCCAGTTCCGATTGCCATTATGTCAACTCCTTGATGAACGTCCGTTCAAGCGGTTTAAAGCCAGCTCGACCATAAACTTTTTCCATCGCTGCTGCGCGTTCATCCTCTAATGCAATCATAAACAGCGCCCTTGCGTTTTTTAACTTTGCCCAATTTTCAATGTGTTTAAACATCGCTTGACCGATTCCACTACCTCGCGCTTCTGGTGTCAGCCACCACCACAATTCCTGCGCCACATGGTAGTTCGGGCTGAAATACAGCGGATATAACAAGCACGATGTTACGCCGACAATCTTGCCACCTAACTCGCCAACCAGTAACAAAATGTTGGCATTTTCTAATGAAGCGGTCAAAAAAGCACGAATGCCCACAACATCATAATCAGCCACACCTTTCATCGGCGATGCCTTGTGAAAGTCTGATAACAGTTCCACATAAGCATCTAAGTCGGCGACGGTGGCTGGCCGTACATTCAAAACGTACCCCCGCCAATCCCCTGTAACGCCGTCAACAGCGTAAACGTACCTGCCGCCGGTGTCACATTACCAATGACCGTGTTATTAATTTCACCGCCGTTAATAATTTGATACTGCACTGTGCTGCTGACAACGTTCGGGTTTTGCAGCCATTGAATCCACTCCCGCGACGGTCTGCCTGTCGCTGGCTCGATCAACGGGCTGGTCGGGAACCGGATGTTGGTCAGCGTGGCCATTAGTTATCGCCTGCCGATGCTTTCAGATTCGCCGACACAATCACAGCCTTCACCGGATCGGTAATCGCCACCTCAAAAATACGATCCCGCGCCCAGCCCAGCCGCCGCCAGATCGCTCGGTTAACGTAATTGCCCTGCCGCCCCATGCTGACCCAATGCTCATTAGACCAAGTAGACCCGCCGTCATTGGACCAGCGCAGCATCGCCTGCGGATTATCGCCTTGCCCTGTGGTTAGCCCAACACCAGGCTGAAATTGAATCTGGAATTCCTCAAAATACTGTCTTTGCAAGTCTGTGGTCAGATGCGGCGCACGACGTAACCGACGGATCGGGTTTCCAGCGTCGGTGTAGGTGTCAAAATCTAGGCTGTAAATCTTGCCGTTTTCGTAATCGCCGACTAAGTTCTTATTGGTAAATGCAATGCAATTCTGCCCTCTGTGGCGTTTGTAGACCGCGTTGGGCGCATCCCACCACAGCCATTTGAACCACTGCTGGGTAGCCAAGTCATAAGCCCATGTCAGGTCAATAGATGGGAAATTAATCACATAAATTTCATGGCCTTCGATCTGGAACGACCAAGCCCTAGCATCCGATACCACTTGACCGACTAGGCTGTTTTCAACAGCGTGGGTTGATAGCCGCTGAAATTCGTAGCCTTTCATCTGGCCAATGGTCGCGGTTCCTAGCGTATCCCGCGCCAAAAACATGAAGGTTTCGGCAAAGCGAACAATTGAAAACGGCGCACCGCAACCGTTCTGGCTACTGGTTCCCGACACCCGCTGAAATGGGAAAGTGATGATGTTAGGTATCTGACTGCCAACATCAATCCAAACCTCGGAAGTAACTTCGCCCAGCAGATAAACCTGCCGGTGGTCAATAATCAGTGCCACCAGCTTGTCAGGCGACCCATCCTTAGCCCCGTACAGCCCCGTGGTGGACAAGGGCGATCCCAAGTCAGTCACCGCCCAATTCTGCGTTCCTGGCTCGTTGTAGGCCACATAGTTGTCCACAGTATCGACGGTATTTGCGCCTTGCCAATCGCCGTCAGTTGATGGCAGCGTCACAAACGTATTAGTGGCCACAACGTAGTAATAACGATTGACCCCGTCCACAATATAAGCGGTCAACCCTTCTGTGGTCATGACATTATCAGTGATCGACACCGGACCCGAGTTGGTGGTTAGAGTGCCGACCTGAATATAAGCCAAGCTGGTGTCGATCCGATACACCTGACTGCCGCAAACCGCAATAGCATATTGCAGACCAGAAAGCGCTCTCATTCCGCGCACTTCAGCTTGTATCGGAAACGTAATTTCAGTAACTAAGCCAGGCGTGGGATACAGCGCGACAATACCGCGCTCACCCGGCTGTTTAGTCGGGTCGATTTCAGGGTAAAAATTTATGCACTCCTGATCGTTTTGATAAATCGACCGGGTGGTGTACGACGCGCCGACAAAGCCAAAATCTGCCATTTATTGCCCTTTTGTCAATTGAATCCGCCATCGAGGATAAAGGCCGCATCCTTTGGTCTGCCGGTCATCAACACATCTGGATACTTGCTGACCTGCGGCGGCTTCATGTTCGTGCGCTTGATCGTCGCCTTTGCCTGTGCAGCATAAGCCGAAATTTGGCTAACCTGAATCTGGTTGATCTTGCCAAACATAGGCATTAGGCGTTCAGCCAAGCACCAACGCAGGCACATATTGTAGCCCTGCGGAAATTGAATCGACCCGTACAAATCGCCAAACTCGCGGAAAATGGTCTGCGTAAATAAGTGCATCTCACCTTGAGCTGGGTTTGGCCACAAATAGATCGTTCCCAGCAACTCGGACGGCTGGTAATACAGCGATTTTGGCCACGGGCCATTTAGCGTTTTCAGCCCGATGGATTCGTATTCCTCAAGACTTAGGATTGCAATCGGATAGTCCAGACCGCCGCCATAGATCGGCACGCCGTTGCTGGTTGTTGTTACCCGCACAAAGGCCGATTCAATGGTCAACGGGCGTTCGTAATACGCATCAATGATTTGGGTCACAACAGGCGTTGTATGCCCACGGCTAACCGTGTAAGTGCCGCCCTCGTTGACGTTACCACCTGCGCCCGTGCCAAACCCGACGATGGTGGTGCCAGATAGCACACCCGGACCCGTCAGGGTCATGCCCATCGTGATAGCGCCTTTAGTCACGCCATCGGTAGGCACAGTCAGGGTTGTGCCGCTGATCGATCCGGTAAACCGCGCAGACACGTTACCCGACGGGCCGATGGTGTATTGCACCTGATTTTGAACACAAGGAAACACAATTTCGGTGCGATAAAACACCATCATGTTTTCGTTTGACCACTGGGCAATCATATCGTTTAACATATCCAAACCATCTTGGGCCTCCATAGCTGTTGGCTGTTCACCAGCAGCTAACGCACCAATATCTTTCATGGCTCGACTAATAATATCCAGTGGCGTTGTCATTTTTAATCCTTAATAATCATTTTCATGGCTGTCATTTACAGAAAACAAAATTAAACATATTAAAAAAATTACACAAATAATAAATGCTGCAAAAAATTTCCACATTACGCAGCCCAATATGATCCGTTAATTGTTACAAATAAAGCAGAAATTGTTCCAGAATTTGTTCCACACACAATTTCTGCGTGACCAGCGGCATTACCTGTCATGTAATTTTTTGTTAATGCTGGAGAAACGCCACTTGTAGCTGTTGCCATACTCGCCGTTACTGTTGCCGCAATAAATTCTGCTGATCCACCCCCAGTTAAATCTACTGGGACGGGCATATCATTAGGCAATTGAATTACTACAGTGCTGTTAGTTACTCCTGCCACTGTGTATTGCAATCTAAAAGAAAAATTTACATAGTTTGCAATTTGCTGCCAACGATAACGTAATGTTTCAGTTCCGCTAGGTGCGGTTCCATCCCATTCCACAAATGTGGAAGTCATGGAAACAGGCCCAACAGTTTGCAATATATCAACGGTGTAAGTTCCATTGCCACCAGTGCCAGTTAAAAACGCGCTAATTCTTGTGTTGGCTGTCACTCCAACACCGTTCACAATTTGTCCAATTGCCAGCGTTCCGCTTGATGCACTAACTGTTAAAGTTGTACCAGCAATTTCTCCTGTAAATGAAGCAGTCGACAAAATTGCGTCAGATTCCGTTTTAAAAGGAACTAATTGACCTTGTGGAGTAAAATAGGCATTTCTTCCATTATGAATACGGGCCTTTTGAGCATCGCCCAACATATTGATAAAACCAGAAAATACCAATCGAGGATCAGCATTATTTGCAATGTAATTAGCATCGATGATTAAATCTTGAGTACCTAACGGTGATGCAGTGTAAGTATTTAAATTGCTTATATTGATGTAACCACCTTGGTCGGTAAATAAATCCGACTTAAAAATGGTTTCTTGGCGAATTCTGCGACTGGCTAACCATTCAATGGTGGCCATATCATTAAAATTACAAAAATATGCTCTTGTATCAGCCATACAAGCGCCATCAAATTCGCCCTCTAAAATGCCCGCAAAATCATCCAGCCACATTTGCGAAGTGGTGGCAAAAGTATCAAGCGGTGTAACTTCTCCGTGAATTTTGAAATCTGTCAAATGATGGAAAATTACATCTTGCGCCACAAAACCAACGCCAGCATAATTTTCAACATGCAACCAATTAATTTTTACATCATTCGGTGCCGCAGCAACAGCACCGACCCCTTGGGGTCTATACCAATCAATTACGGGAACAGCAAAAAATTCATCTGTAATTGATGCAGATGCTGCCTCACTTAAATCAACAGTAGTTGAATTTATAAATTGAGTAATTGTTGCTCTTAAAAGCGCGGCGCCCCAAGCTCCAACTTTTGCCTTACGAACATAAATTACTCGACCAACATCAGATGCAGAAAAACAAGATGAATTTGCGACTAATGTATTTGATCCAATAGTCATTGAACATTGCGCGGGTTGAAAAAATCCATCAGCATTGACTGCGGAAATTGTAGTTCCAACCACTTCAACGGATGTTGGACTTGTATAAGTTAAAATTGTGTATTTAATGCGGTTTTCTGGCGCATTTGGATAAATACTGATAATTTTCCCAACATCTGCCGCGCTGAAAATTGACGCACTTGCTGTAATGGTAGTTCCACCACTACTGGTGCTGAATGTAATTCCTGAAGTGTTTTTATAATTAAAATGTTTCCCGCCAAAAAATGACACAATATCGTTCATGCGAACATTTTGTGCCGAGCCAATTCTCATAACGGTGTTATCACATTCTCCAAATCTAAGTTCATCGAATCGACTTTCGCCCAATCCCAACACATCAATATAAACAGGGCATGGGCTTGCTGCGACAGATTTTTCAAAACCTAATTTGCGAATATTAGTTGGCGACGACCTAGTTGTTCCTAATGGATCAACACATTTAATTAATGCTTTGCCTGCGCCAGCAAAATCAGCAACCAATTTTGTATCAAATTGATCTTCACCTTCAATACAAATATCTCGTCGCGGAGAATTTGGTCTGTAAATATTCCATTCATCAGTTAAACGATACCGTCCACGCGGTATTGTTATTTTTACTCCAGCACCAGATGCAGCTAGTGTTACAGCATAAGCATAACAATTATTAAATGCTGTTAAATTATCCGTTCCGCTAGTTCCGTTCCAATCACCAACCGCACCGTAATCTGTAACAGATAATTCTATTTCGCGCAGTTTTGTTTGAACTGTTCTTGCGGTCGCGCCAGTTCCAAGCTGAATAAAACCAACTAAATTTGATCCAGTTGGTGCAGCTAATGCAGTTTTAAAAGCATCAAAATCAGCAGCGGTAGCCGCTGCACTTATATTGTCAACCGTCCACAATTCAACATCAGCAGCGGTTGTAAGTTTAAATTTATAAGAATTGGTTCCAAGCCAAACAGAAGCCTCACCCCTCGGGTCAAGAATTACCGGATTAGTGTTTGCAATTAATCCTGATTCGTCTGTATATGTTGATAATGGCGTAGTTGTTCCTGCCGCATATGAATACAATTTTCCACCAGACAACGGTTCTCCGTTGCTTGTAAAAAATTGTAATTTAAGACATGGGGAAATATATGCAGACATTTTTAATCCTTTACCAATTCATTGCAACAATGTCGGATGCGCGATCAGGAAAATCAGACAAATATTGCATTTTGTCTGTTGATTGATATTCTTTAATTGTTCCGTTTTCAAACGTAACAATAAGTTTATTTTGTTCTGTGTTAAATGTAATGGATTCAATCATTTAAATTACCAAATAAGTCACATGAAATTGCAAAATTCTGTTGGCTGTATCATTTGCCACATATCTAAAAATAAATTGATCATTTGTTGAGGATGCTAGTATTACCCCCGTTTGAGTCGATCCTGTATCTTGCCCAAAAAATGTTCCACCAACTTGCCTAGTTGATGCAAAATTTGACGCAACTGGCAGAGACATTCTGAATTCTGTGTTTCCAGTTGCAGTTGGATCAACGGAAACTTGGCCGGACACGGTAATTACATTACCCACGCGCATATATTGACAAATTGTTGCTGTACTTGCTGCAACATTTGTCACATTTGTTAATGAAGGCGTGTATGTACCGCTAAAAACATTGCCATCAGTTGTGGCTGGGGTGGTAACCCCAGTGCGGCTTGTTTGAATGCCTCCCATCACATCAAGCGTGCAGGTAGGCGTTGCCGTATCAATACCTAAACGAACGTTTGCTGCGTCCCAAAAAAAGTTTGAGTTATCTTGGCTGTACACGCCTGACGCGCCAGCAAACACTACTGACCCAGCAGTAAACGTCGTGGCGGTTCCTGTACCGCCGCGCGACGTGGCCAACTGCCCCGTCCAGCCCAGAGTCAAACTAGTAGCGGCAAGCAGCGATGTGGCAGGCGTCCCGCCTAAAGTCAGCGTGACGTTGGTGTCGTCTACTTTGGTCAGCGCTGCGCCCGACACCCACTGCGGTGCGGTAGCGCCCGCGTTGACCTTGAGCACTTGCAACGCGGTGCCAATCGGCAAGAACGTGGTGGTGCTTGCAGCAGACTGATAGGGTACCGACCCGGTTGCGCCACCAGCCAAATTAGTTGCCGTGCCTACAGATAGTGTCGATGCGGGGACGTTTTTCCAATACTGAAGCACGCTGTCGTATTGGATTAAGTCGCCGTTCACCAACGCGCTAAACTGCACGTTACTATCCGTGCCGCCCAATATAGAGCCTGGAACGATGCGAATGTGCATTGACCCAGAACTGCCCGCCCCCGCACTAATAACCTCACCTATATAGCTTTTTTGGCTAGGTGCTGACGGTTTATTTTTGGTAAGTGAACCCACAAACGACGGGTTGTAATACAGCGGATCGCCATCAGCCCACGTCTCGCCAACACTGCTGCCAGTCGTGTTAAACCCGCGCAAATCACCGCTGATCTGAATTAGACCAAAATTATTTAACGCCAATGTTTCGGCGGCCACGCCGACAATTTGATTAGGGTCAGCCAACGCTAACGGAGTAGGCGCAACAGTAATAACCCCCGACGAACCCACAGAGCCGGTGTGATAGCAAAGTTGCCCTTTGGTAATTGCTGCCGACGCTTTGGCGTAAACATACTCAGACTCGCCCACGCGGATTAGTACGTTAGACGTTGCCTGTACCCCTAGCGTTGTTCCGCCATCCCATGCCACAGTGCCAACATCGGGCGGCACATGCTCAGGGGTAGTGTCAAACGTCATCCACGGCACATTGGCTTGCTGAAGCTGCGACATCGTGCCAAGCTCAACACGGGGCTGCAAATCAAACCCGGCGACTTTATTTTCTATCTCAGCAATATTTTCTTGCGTTACCGGCGGCCCAAGCTGCAAGTCGGTCAACGACGCGGTGTTGGTGCCACTGCCAGTTAATTGAAAAATATTGAGAAAAAACCGATACCACTCCCGCGAAATTAGCCCTGTACGCTCGTCAATAAGCGGTACGCGTGGGGGCGTAATGTTGGTGGTATTTAGAGGGCTAGGCATGGGTTGCGCTAGGCGTTGGTCGGGCTAAGCAATAGCTCAGCGCCCATGATCGCTGTCTTAACCGGGTCGGTCATCGACAGCTCGTACACCCGGTCACGCAACTTCAAGGTCATGCCTAATCGACGCCAGAATACTCGGCGGTAATACTCGCCAATCTTCCCAATCTTAGCGGTATGGTAGTTAGACCAAGTATGCCCGCCGTCATCTGACCAGCGCAACATGACCTCGGGGTCATAACCTGGCGCAGCAGGATACGCGTTAGTTGTAAGTTGGTAGCCATTAATGTCTACACCCTCAAACTGCCCTAACGTATTAAAATTATCGTCTGCTTCAGTTGTTAGTTCTTTGTTATCTTCGGTGGCTAATATAACTTGAAAAAATTCAGCTACTAAATATTCTTCTGATTCTGTAACAATATCTTGGCTTTCGTAAGCGGGGTATAGATTTAATCCAACCCCCGCCTCCACGTCAAGCTGCAAGCTGTGGTGCGCGGTACGCTTTAAATTGTTCTGGCCGGTGGGCAGCGCCCGCCACGACCGCAGCCATTTTTGGATTTGTCCGTTATCGCTGTAATCGTCCAGATCAAACGCGTAGATGTTGCCGTTTTCAAAGTCGCCGACAATGACTTCGCTGTTAAACGCCATCTGGCAGTTGCTGCGGTGTCGTACAAACTCGCCATTATTCCAACCCGCCCGCTCATGCCAAGCCTGCGTAGCCACGTCGTAGACCCATGTCGTGTTGGCGTTGGGGAAAATCAGCACGTAGAAACTGTGGCCGTCTTGCTGGTAAGTGTAGCCAATTGCATCGGCCAGATTGCCGTACTGCTGAATCTGCCACTCCACGGCGTGGGTAGACACACGCACGCCAGTGTAGCCGTTAGCGCGATAGACAACGCCCCGCCCACGGGCGTCAGCGCCTAGCCAGAATAAGCCGTTGTCTAGCTTGGCTACTGAGTATGGCGCGGCGCACCCTATCTCATTAAAAGCACCCTGAATACGCTGTAAAGGGAAATCAGCATTACCTGCGTCGTACCATACTTCGACAGAGCTGGTACCAAACAACCAAGCTTCGCGGTGGTCAACAATCAGCGACACCAGACCGTCTGGCGAACCTTCCGCGCTAGCAAAATCAAGCGGGTCAACGGACAGGCCGTCAAGCAGGCTAGTTACCCAAACTTTTTGGCTGTTAGGCTCGTTAAAAACAAAATAGCCGTCCAGAAAGCCAACCGTTACCGCGCCGGGGAAGTCAGGGTCGTTAATCTGCTGGAACGCAAGGGTTGAGGCGTTGTAGATGTAGCTGGGGCCGTTAGCCGCGATAAACAACTGCGTACCGTTGTCCGACATGGACACCGGCCCTGTGCCAGTAATGGAGCCTATGAGCGTAGCGGTATAGCTGCTGTCGATCTTGTACAGGCTATTGCCGGACACAACGTAACCAAAATTGCCAAACGTCCACAAGCCGCGAATCGGCCCCGACCCTACCGCGGCCAGTAATCGCAAGCCTGGCGCGCGCTGCAAAAACGCAGGCTCTTTACCGCCTTCCGGAACGATCTCTGGAAACAAATTGACCATCCGCGCGTCTGCAGCATTAACGCTGCGGGCGACGTATGCCGAACCTAAAATAGGCGTTTTCATTTTAAACGTAACTCGGATACCATTTGTTTGTTGTAACGTCGTAGGTCATTGTTAGCGCCCTATTAACCACCGCTGTACCTGCCAAAGCAATATTTCCAGCGGCTGTCCAAGTAAACACGTCGGTTGGAATTAGGGTTATGGTTCCACCGCCAGCAGAAATTGGAGCCGGCGCAGTAATAGTTACCACCGCTGTGGTTCCCGATATAAACGTAATTTGCTTTGTTGGCGCAATTGTGGTTGCGCTTGCAATTGTAGGCGCGGCGGCGTTAGTTGCATTAAGGCCGCTTAAAGTTACGCTTGTGCCGGTAGCTGCACCAAGTATCGGGGTTGTCAGAGTTGGGCTAGTAAACAATAGCGCGTTAGTAAGCTGTTTTGTTGTGCCTCCTTGGACAATAGGCAAAACGTCGGTCGTAGCAGCGCTAGCGGCTATAGGAAGGGCTGAAATTGCAATGGTAGTCATATTAGTAATTTCCTGCGTAGATGTTAAACCGCTGACGAGTTGCCACCAACGAGTAAGGCATAGACATCACGTCATCTGGGTTGTTGATGCGCTTCAAGTTGCGCTTAGACGTCATGGCAATCCGAACAACCTGCGGCGAGGGTTCGACGCCGAACTCTGGCGCAAACTCCATAGCCAAGTTGTACACAAACGCGCGCAGGTAACCCGGCGGGAAATGTAACTGCGTAGCAAGATTAGCCGGTTGGGTCAGCTGCTGCACCGACACAAAGTGCCACTCCAAAACACGCGTTGGCTTGGGATAGATTGTCATGGTAATGTCCGGGAACGTGTTGTTCACAAACATAACCTGCGGGTAGGTGCTGGTCACCGTCTTAACCGCAATCCCGTTGTATTGCTGCTGATTGATTAGCTTGATGCCATACGAGACATTTGTCTGCGGGTCACGGAAATACGTTGCGTCGTCAATCAAAACCGGACGATTACCGACGAAGTCGCCGGTTGGCCCTAACGTGCGCGTGATCTCGTTGGGCGGCCACAAAAACACTTGGTCTTCGGTACAAAACACGGCCAGACGCTCCGTGTTCCATGAGTCGATCATTTGATTTAAAGCGGTCAAACCATCTTGCATTACCGAAGCTGAAGACGTTTCGCCTTCGGCCAACACACCCAACAACCGCAACGCTCTGTTGATTTGATCGCCAGCAGTAGTGGCCATGCCTGCTCCTTTAAGATGCTGCGCCTACAGAAGGACGACCGCGACGACGTTTAACCTCTAGCTCATTGGTAGGCGCCGCTACTTCAGGCGCTTTTGCTTCAGGCGCCACTACTTCAGGCACTGAAGGCGTGTCAGGGTCGTATCGCTGCCAACCGTTTTGTTCATCAGACTCGGCTTCCATTTCCATAGTGGCAATTTTGAAGCCGTGAACCGGGTGCTGTAAGTAGATAATAGGCATAGGATAGGCGGGGCCGAAGCCCCGTTTAGTTAAGCAACACTAAAGTTCAAACGGTAGACCGGAAACGTCACCGTGTTAGCTAGCGTACCGGTGGCGGCTGCGCGGATACGCAGGCGATCACCAGCGGCCACTACCAGGTTAGCTGCCGTGCCGTTTAGCGTCAGAGTGCGAGCTGCGTTAGCAGTTAGCGCTGTGCCGCCGGTAGACTTGGTCGTGTTGGCGTCAGTTGCAGCGAGCATAGCCGCTGTACCGGAACCGCTAGTTCCAAGGTTGGTAATGGAAAAAGTAATGTAGTCCGTGTTACTGGCCGCTAGCGCGTCTACACCCGAAAAAACAGCGGACGTCAACGTGCCAGCAGCAGGCGCGATGATAAAAACATCACTGTTACCAGTTGTCGCAATCGTTGCGCCTTGCTGCGAAGCAGTTTGACCGCTCGGAATGTTAGACAACACTTTCGTGGTGCTATCGATAGTTGCGCCCGTAATGGTAGTGCCAGAAGTTAGTTCAGGGTCGCTAAACGCAACCCCCACAGCTTTGGTGTTAGGCATGATCTATCCTTTAAAAAACGGGGGCCGAAGCCCCCGAGGCATTAGGCAGTACGGTACAAAGTCCAGGTTGTATCGCTGGTTTTACGCGCAACAAACGAAGCCGAAGTTTCATTATTGATCGTCAAAGAACCAACAATCGTCCAACCCGTACCAGTACCTGCGGCCATCGTAATGTCGCCGGTAGTTGTACCAATATTAATGATAGTCCAGTTAAAAGTGCTGCCAACTTTAGCGCTAGACACCAGATCGTTAACACCAGTCGTTGTGCTTGTGGACACAACGATAGGCATCGTGTAAGTAGTGCCAGTCGTACCGGGGTTAGCAATCAAAATGCCGCCGGTTACTTCGGCAGCGGTAAGGGTGACAGTAGAAGTGCCAGTCTCCGTAAGCGGAGCGGGCAAATAGCCCATGACTGGTTCGTTAAGGTTGCCATCGCCGAGCTGATAGCCGCCTGCGCCGTTAGGAAGTGCCATGATAATTTCCTTTCAAATAAAGTCGTCAATGGGGGCCGAAGCCCCCACCAGTGCTTAGCCCCAGATGCGGCAAGCCATTTGCGGACGGATGGTGCTGTAGCCGTACAGAACGTCAATACGGCAAGGCAGACGGTCGTTGTTGATGTCGTACTGACGAACAATACGCATCGAAATACCGTTGTGGACTTGGCGAGAAGCCATATCCACGCCTTGGGGCATCAACAGGTCGGCGGTAGCGAAAGTGATCGCGTCCTTGTGGTAGACCAAGTTTTGAGCGTACTGGCCCGTTGCGTTACCCAGCATGGTGACGGCCGCACTTGCTGCAGGCAGTGCCGAAACAGTAGCCAAGGCTTGGCCAGCCGAATACAGCGCAGGGCTGATGGACAGGGTCGCAGTCGAAGAACCGGTAGCAGCGGCAGTCACGGTGAACTGCTGCAGCGAGCCGGTGGACTCACGAGTCTGCGGGTTAACGGCAAACACGTTAGCGATGGTAAACACGTCGCCCACGTTCCAAGTCTTCGACGAGCCGGTAAAGCTAATCGGCAGAGTCGACTGACCTTCGGTAGTAACGGTCGAGGTCACGGTGATGCCGGTGCCCCAGTCGCCGTTGGTGTGCTGCTTGATCGACTGCGACATGTTGACTTCGTCGAAGCCCAGCACGCCCATGCCCATCATGCCGTTCTTGAACTGGCGGCTGATGGTGTCGGTCGGGTTGAACAGACCTTTCATGCCTTCAACCAGACCGGCGTTAGCGGCTGGGTTG